AACAGACGGAACAGGATTATCCAACGCAAACATTCCCGTTGGTGTTGCTGTTACTGATCTGAAGGTAACTTCTAGCGAAGATTACTTCACCAACCATGCAGAAGCAGGTGGAGATTGGTACTATGCTGCAAGAAACCCAGGATCCTGGGCTAATGGCATAAAGGTTTGTGTGATTGACGGACTTGCTGACCAAAGACTCGGTGTTGGAACCGATGGTCTTGCCGTAGGATATGCACTCACTGCTGGATTCTCCACATCGGTCGCAAACTCTGATGGTACTGTCGGAGTACATACAGGATTCATCAAGGGAATCATCACTCAAATCAACGTCGGTTCTATCGATGTTAAACTGACATCGAGATATAATGGAACCACTGATATGTGGGAATCCATTAACTACGAAGAAGGAAGTTCCACTGCAGCCTTCCAAGGATATGATGATAGATTCTTGGTTGGTATTAACACTCTGGGTCTCGATAACTTCGAGAACAGATATAGAATCTATGATAACGCTGGTGCAGAACAACAGGTAGAAAGATATAGATTTGGTGGTAGTGTCGGTAGTGCATCTTCCATTGTTTCTCTCGACAGCTTCGACAGCAGATATATCACTTTCGGTGATACTCTGAAGTCCCTCAACGGAACTCTTCAGGCAACAGTCGTCGGATTCACAACCGATGCTTCTCCTGGTGTTATCCTGAGTCAGACTGCTGGGGTTGGTATGGCAAATACCACATTCATCGTTAAGTCTGGTATCGGAACTGGTCTGATGCTGACCAACGTCAACACTGCAGTTGACTGGTACAATCAGCAACACCTGGGTCTTACCAATACCACCGTATATTGGAAGAATATCGCTCCTCGTCCTGGTACTTCCGAGTACACAGCTGAGAGAAGTGGCAATCATGACGAAGTACACGTTGTTGTTGTTGACGATAACGGAGAAATTTCTGGAACCGCTGGAACAATCCTCGAAAAGTGGACTGGACTTTCTAAGGCTGCAGATGCAAAGATCTCCCCATCCACAAATATCTACTACAAGGACTACATTGCAAACTTCTCCAACAGTATCTACGTTGGTTCTGCACATCCTGGTATCGGTGTTAGATTCACCTCTCTTGGTGGTTACACCGTAGACGCCGCTGGATCCTGGGGCGGAAACGCACAAGGAGTTACCTACAATGCAGTTGGTGCCAAATCTTGGACCCTTCAGTCTGGTAACGATTACGGTGGTGAAGGTCGTTTCAATGTTGAATTGGGTGATGTTGTTTCTGGTTACTCTGTTCTGGAGAACCCTGCAGAGTACTCGGTCAACTTCCTGATCCAAGGACCTTCTGGCGGATCTACAATCTATGAAGCACAAGCCAAGGCACAAAAACTGATGGCGATTGCTTCGACCCGTAAGGATTGTATCGCATGTATCTCTCCATACAGAGATGGTGTTGTCAATGTAACCAATTCGGATACACAAACACAGAACATCATCAACTTCTATGATGCACTGCCCTCCAATTCTTATACAGTGTTTGATTCTGGATACAAGTACATGTATGACAGATTCAACAATACTTTCAGATATATTCCTCTGAATGGTGACATTGCTGGTCTGATGGCAAGAACTTCCATCAATTCCTTCCCATGGTTCTCGCCCGCTGGATCTACCAGAGGCGCGATCAACAATGCGATCAAACTCGCATACAACCCATCTCAATCTCAAAGAGATCTCCTCTATCCTAAGAGAATTAACCCAGTCATGTTTAGCCCTGGCGCAGGCATGATTCTCTTTGGTGATAAGACTGCTCTCAAGGTTGCTTCCGCATTTGACAGAATCAACGTTCGTCGTTTGTTCCTCACAATTGAGGCAACAATCGAGAGAGCTGCAAGAGCTCAACTGTTCGAGTTCAATGACGTTCTCACCAGAACCAACTTCCTGAATATCGTCGAACCATATCTCCGCGATGTTAAGGCAAAGAGAGGTATTAGTGACTTCGTAGTTATCTGCGACGAAACTAACAACACACCTGATGTCATCGATGCTAACCAGTTCAAGGCAGACATCTTTGTCAAGCCCGCAAGATCGATTAACTTCATTGGTCTCACCTTCGTGGCTACAAGAACTGGAGTTAGCTTTGACGAAGTGATCGGCGCCGCCTGATCTCTGATTTAAATCCAATAATTAATTAACGAGGACAACTCCAATGTCAGTCAATCACCCAAAGATCAATCAAAGGACCATTGAGGATTTCAAATCGAAGCTCATCGGTGGTGCTGCAAGACCAAACCTATTCGAAGTCGAAATGGCCTTCCCCTCTTTTGTTGAGGGGGGAAGTGACAATCAACTTCTCGAAAAAACCAGATTTATGATTAAGGCAGCTAACCTGCCTGCATCTAACGTCAATGTTATTGAGGTTCCCTTCAGAGGAAGAAACCTCAAGATTGCTGGTGACAGAACATTCGATGTCTGGACCATCACGGTCATCAATGATATCGATTTCGGCATCAGAAATGCATTCGAAAGATGGATGAATGGAATCAACAAGCATGATAATGCTACTGGTTTTATCAACCCTGCCCAGTATCAGGTAGACGCAAAAGTCTTCCAACTCGGAAGAAACACCGTCAAGAGCACAGAAAACGCCTCCCCAGGTGGAGTTCCTATTTCTGGTTCTGAGAATGTACCTGTTCTCAAGGCATATCAGTTCCATGGTATTTTCCCAACTAACGTTGGTGCAATTGAATTGTCTTACGACAACTCCGATACCATCGAAGAGTTCACCGTTGATCTGCAAGTTCAGTGGTGGGATGCCCTTGACCCACAAGGTAGAACTCAATTAGGTACTGAAGCGCAGACAGCTGAACCAGCAGGGGACTCTCAGCGTTCCTAATAAAAAACCTTTTAGCCATGAACTCATAAATATATGGGTAACAGCCCATATTGCTTGATTCATGGCTAAATTATTTGGTTTCAAAATAGAGGACGAGTCTAAGGATAACTCTAAGGGGATTGTTTCACCCGTACCTAAGACAGATGAAGACTCCTCTGACTATTATGTTTCAAGTGGCTTTTACGGTCAGTATGTAGACATCGATGGTGTTTACAAATCAGAAGCTGATTTGATCAAACGTTATAGAGAGATGGCGCTGCATCCAGAAGTGGACAGCGCCATTGAAGATATTATAAACGAAGCAATTGTATCGGACCAGAACGATTCTCCAGTTCAGATTGATTTGGAGAACGTACCTGCGTCCGATTCTTTAAAGAAATTAATTAGAAAAGAGTTTACTAAAGTCAAAGAACTCTTGGATTTCGACAAAAAGTGTCACGAAATTCTTAGAAACTGGTATGTTGATGGTAGGGTCTTTTACCACAAGGTAATTGATATCAATAAGCCAGAAGACGGATTAAAAGAAGTTAGATATATTGATCCCCTAAAGATCAAGTTTGTAAGAAAACTCAAGCAAGACAACTCCTTAAACTCTGCGATTAGAAGGACTTCTGGTTTAGCAGAAGCTGTAGATACTCCAGAGATAGAAGAGTACTATTTGTATGATCCCCAAGCAACTCAGGCAAAAAACAACCTGGGTGGAATTGGTCAAGCATCATATAAAGATCAACTACAGAAAGTAAAAATTGCCCCCGACGCTATCACTTTCTGCCACTCTGGTTTAGTTGATAGAAACAAACAAACCATTCTTTCCTATCTTCACAAAGCAATTAAGGCACTCAATCAACTCCGTATGATTGAAGACAGTCTTGTTATCTACAGATTGTCTCGTGCTCCAGAAAGAAGAATTTTCTATATTGACGTAGGTAATCTGCCAAAAATTAAGGCAGAACAGTATCTGCGTGACGTGATGAATCGTTATCGTAATAAGTTAGTCTATAACGCAGCGACTGGTGAGATCAAAGATGATCGCAAGCATATGAGTATGCTTGAAGATTTTTGGCTTCCTCGTCGTGAAGGTGGTCGTGGTACTGAGATCACTACTCTTCCTGGTGGACAGAACTTAGGTGAACTGTCTGACATTGAGTATTTCCAGAAGAAACTATACAGAGCACTTGGTGTTCCCGAGTCTCGTATTGCTGGATCTGGAGAAGGTTTCAACCTCGGTCGCTCTTCCGAAATTCTTAGAGACGAAATTAAGTTTACTAAGTTCGTCGGCAGAATGAGAAAGAGGTTTGCGAATGTCTTTAATGACATGCTCAAGACTCAACTCATTCTGAAAAATATCGTTTCTCCTGAAGATTGGGAGATTCTTTCGGATCATATCCAATACGACTTTGTTTACGATAACCATTTCTCTGAACTCAAAGAAACTGAGTTGATGAATGAGAGATTGGCGGTCGTTGGCGCCGTTGAACCTTATCTCGGAAAATATTTCTCTACTGGTTATGTGAGAAGAACTATTCTCAAGTTCACTGATACTGAAATTGAGGAGATGGATAAGGAGATCGAGAAAGAAATCAAAGACGGTAAAATCATGGATCCCGTCGTAGCACAACAAGCTGAGATGGGTGCGGCCATGGGAATGGATATGGGTCAACCAATTAATGAACCCGAGTTAGATGGATCTGCAACAGAGGCTCCAGAGATGCCTCAAGGCGGAGAAATCTAATAAACACATAAATAGGGGTGTAGCCACTACATAATTATGGATGATTTAATTAATATGGTTGTGGGAAATGAGTCTCCTTCTGAGATTCATGCCAAAATCAAGGACCTTTTGACACAGAAGGCTTCTGACAATGTTGAGGTTGTTACCCCTGCGGTAAGTGCTTCAATGTTCGGTGGACCAAATCCTTATCTGGATGAACCTCAATCGGACGAAGAAGATTTTGAACAACCCGAAGGCGAAATGGATTCTTCTGAGGAAGAACCTATTGAGAGTCCTACTGCGGAAGTAGAGACTGAATATGATGAGGAAGAAGAAAACTAAGCTTTACTTAAAATGAAACTCATTACAGAAGAAATCGAATCAGCAAAGATTCTTATCGAAGAAAAAGACGGTAAGAAGTCTATGTTTATTGAAGGCGTTTTTCTGCAGGGAAACCTGAAGAATAGAAATAATCGTATGTATCCTGTTGAAATTCTCGAAAGAGAAGTTCAGAGATATACAGAGTCGTTTATTTCTAAAGGACGTGCCCTTGGTGAACTCGGACATCCCGATGGACCAACGGTTAATCTGGATAGAGTTTCTCACAAGATTGTTGACCTTCATAGAGAAGGAACCAACTTTATTGGTAAAGCAAAACTGCTTGACACTCCAATGGGTGTCATCGCAAAGTCCTTATTGGATGAAGGTGTAACTCTCGGAGTTTCTTCGAGAGGTATGGGTAGCCTCCGTGATACACAGGAAGGTTACAAAGTCGTAGGTGAAGATTTCATGTTAGCAACT